ATAGGGGATTTTGTTTTAAGTTATTGTTATCTATTTAAAAATAAATGCTCCGAAGATGCCGCTGCATGTCGTTACCCTTGAACCCTAAAGTTCAGCGGGTCTTTCTCAATTCTAGCAATACAGTGCAATATTAAGCAATACCTAACGATATTAAAAAATCAATATTTTTAGTAATTTATATTAAAACAATACAATGCAATATTACACAATCTTTAGCAATACAAAAATAGTCTATTAATGGTCTATTTCGGTAAAGAAGGTCTATTTTTCAGGTTTAAGTCTATTAAAGGTCTATTTTAATTGATTAAAAAAGCGGCACTTAGCCGCTTATGCAGTATGTGCCATTTTGTTTTGTTCAATATACGCCAAAACATCAGCCTTCACATAATTTACCTGACGTTTGTGCGGTTTCGAAAAGGGAATACCGCCGCCTTCACATCTTTTCTTCTGCAACCACGGTAAAGATACGTGCATTACGATTGCAACCGTTTCAGGTGGGAAGGTTTGATTATCAGCAGCTTCCCAAAATTCTTTCTTTGCAGCCTCTTTTTCTGCATGTGTCATACGATCTAATTTAGTTAAACGTGACATATAAATCTCCTTATTGCTTCAACTCATTACGTTCTTTCTTCAATTGACGCAAAAGGTTGTGAAGAGTAACGGATACAGCTTTATCTAAACTTTTAGTTGAATGGAATTCGGCAAGCTGAGAAAGTGCTAAACCAAAAATGTGGTATGCAAAAACCTTTGCCGCCTCAGGATTATTTTTGAGAAGCTCTTCAGTACTTGGGCAAATAACTTCTTTAAAAATATGAACCGCTACCTGATCCGGAGTGCCTTCAATACGGCTAGGATTCAAATTAACTTCACCAATAACCTTACTCATTAGCAGCTCCAGATACGTTTGGCACACTATGAAAATGCATCCAGTGTGAAGGCGCATCATTATAATAATTTGCCCATACACTATTTAAATCTTCATCAATAGTCATATAGTCTTGTTCGGGGGTAACATTAGGTGCATCTGCCCAACAAATAAGTACCATTATGTCAGTAGGTGGCCATTCATCATCCACGCTGATCCAAGTTGGCAACGCCTGAGCTTTGGCTCTTGCTTTCCATGCCTTAAACATCTCGTGTTTTAAATATGATTTATTAGCATATTCCTCAGAAGTAGGATCTAAAGGCAACTCACCATGTCTTTTAAAAAAATAAGCATCAAAATCTTCAAGTTCTTGGTTTAGATCAATCATTTAGGCCACCATCTCTGCATATTCTTCTTTAGTCCACTCAACAAACTCTTTATAAAGCTGCTGAGCGGGTTTATTTAACCGGTTGTGATAGTCGATCGTTATGCGGCGCCAAGCGACTGGTACCGCATAATGCTTGGTTAGAAACATTGCTTGATCCATGCCTTGCCGGACTATTACGTAGCCCAGCAATTGCAAGTAGTACATAAAACCAAGCATGTGTTTTTGGCTCACTTTCTTGTACTGATCTTTCATATTAGAGGCCATCCTCTAAAAGATATGCTGGTTCATGAGCGGCCGCATTGAGTTGACTACGGCGCTTTTTGGCCATATTCCATAAGGTTTTATGAACGTCTTGATGGCGTGAAGGAATTTCTAACTCTAATTCTTCAAGCGTTTTTAGATCTGCCGCATATTGGAGGCGGACGATTAAAGGTGATAATCCATCATCTTCTTGTTTTGTTTGCTTTAACTCTGCAAGGCGTTTATGCATCTCATTTAATAGTGGCTTGCGTTGTTCCTCCGTCCATTTAGTGGTGTAACGGATAACACTATTAACTTCTTCAGGGGTATGAAAGTTCTGGATGCTTTGAACTAATGATTCATAATTTTCAGGCATTGAAATGGTTGCCACTTCATCATTTGCTTGCGCATCTAAATCAGAAAAAACTTGTTCACTAGCTGTATCAGCAGCATCCATTTCAATAAAATCGAGTTCAATTAATCGTTCTTGCTTAGCCAGATTTATTTGGTCAATTTGCTCTTGAGTAAAGCCTTCTTTTTCAAGATTCGCACAAGTTGAATCTAGCTCTTTTTCTGACTGGCAAATACGGATTGCATCAAGCAAAATTTCAAATTGGGCATTAACATTCGGCTTAATATTAAGTTCGTTAGTAACTGGAGTTAATAGGTCTTCGGAAGCTGTGACATTAGTTTGTTCTGTAATAACAATCGCTGGCTGTTTATCTGCAGGGAAAACTTCAGAAGGTATTACTTTTGCCACTGGCTCAGCTTTTGATTTCTTAGCACGCTGTTTCTTTGGTTCGTCACCTAGGCGAATAACACTAAAATCGTCACTAACTTCAAAACCTAACGCTTTAGATAGTGCTTTTAATTGAAGCTTGGCGTTTTCTGCATCACGTTGAACAAAGCCGCTATTAATAGATTCAATTAATGCGGTGGTTCTAAAATTCACGACGTAAATAGAAGGCGAATATGTAGTAATTACAAAAACATCCTGTCCTTCCTCATATTCATCAATAGTTAATGGCTTTGTGAATGTAATGCCAGCCAGCTCAATAGTTTCGATTTTGATGCAGAATTCAAAACCCGGTTTACCAAAAACAGAAGCGGGGAATTGATCTAAGTCAGAAAAGTCCAACATGTCTCCAATAGGACGACAAAGAACAGTTTTACCTTTTTGAAGAGCTGCAAATGCTTCAGCTGCAGTGATTAGATTATTCATGCTGTCATCCCCGTTTTAGCTAATGTTTCAATGTCTTGTTTAACTGCTGGCAGTTTTGCTGCTTCAATTTGGATAAGGGCATCTATGCCGAAGTGTTCACAAACTGTTTTCACGTCTAGGCCGCGTTCAGCTATGAAGTTTTGAAGTTCATCTCTTTGTTGATCTGAGATACCGTTAAATTCAGGTGGACTAATCCAAGTGCCACGTTGCTTATCAAACGTGCAATTCAATGCTTTAGCCCTCATTAACATTGCTTGGCGCATGTTCTGGTAATACATATGTTCTTTATCAAGCGACTCAGTTAATTGATTAAGGTCACCTGCATGCTCTGCTTCCTCACAGCTTTGTTTCCAGTTTTCTAGCTCTTCTTGGGCTTTAGCTGCTGCAAGTTGTGCAGGCGTTAAGGTGTTAATGTGATCTTTAGCTTGAGTAATCAGGTCAGCCAAGAAAGTAGGATGTGCTTTAAGATCTGGTACCCATACTTCACCAGTTTCACCGCCTAAAGCACCTGAGTTTTTCGCATGATGTGTAGGCGAAGGTTTGAAATTAATAACGCGGGCATTTTTACCTTCACCTGTAGTAACAGTTGTTAGATAACCCATGACATCTGCGATACGGTAAAGCTCGTTACGGTTTTTACCACCTAGATCTGGTCGGTAAATAATTTGATCACCGTTTTGATCTTCTGATGCGTGTGCAATGAAAACAACATCTTTACCTAAACTGATCAAAGTATTGATGTATTGCTTGAACGTTTGGTTCGCTAAACCTTGAGCCTTTAACTTTAAAGAACCATCTTTTTGACGGTTATTTGCCGTAAGTAACAGGTGGGTTTTAATGCATTCAAGCATTGCACCCACGGTATCAATGACTACGGTTTTATATGGTGCTAAGTCCTGCGGAGTAAGGTTTGCAACATCACTCCATTGTTGAACCTGTACAACCGCACCTCGACGTAATTCACCAGTACGGTGAGCACCACGGTCAAAGTCAAAAGAAATTGCTTTTTCCGCAGTAAAACCCATCGATGATTTACCTAAACCCGGATCAGCGTATAGGTACACAATAATTGCTTGAACCAATAAAGTTTGGTCAGCAGTAATAATCGGTAGAGCCATTTTATTATCCTTATCTTGAGCCAGTGAAGCCGCGCTTAGTTTTATAAGCCTTGCGGTCATAAGTAGGGATATTTGTTTCACGCAGTTTTATAGCGAGCTGCTTTCTGCGTTGGAAGTCGATTACTTGCATAAGAGAAGCGAAAATCTTTGGTTCCTTAGCTTTAAATTGCTCAACATTAAGTGGCGTTTTA